ATACCATAAAGGAGCAATATGACAAGATCAAAAAAAGTTTCAGCACCTAGGGGCTTCCACTGGATGAAGAAAGGCTCATCATACAGCCTGATGAAAGGCACATACCGACCACACCGAGGTGCCGTCCGGAAAGCCACCTTCAAGACCACGAAAACACACCGAGGATACTAGTGCGTTGCGTCATAATTGGCAACGGACCCAGTCGCAAACTGCTACCACTGGACCAGATCGCGTACCCAACCTTTGGTTGTAACCAGATATACCACGACTTCCAGCCCGATTACCTGTTGGCACAGGATCGAGAAGTGCTACACCAGATGCGTGAGGACAGGATGACGGAGCCGGTCTGGGTCGCACAGGAGAGTTACAGACGTTATCACGAGGACACCTACACCAAGTGCCACGACATGCGGGAGATCAGATTCCCCTACTACAGGATGAACTCATGGTTCACGGGGGAGCAGGCCATCGTGTTGGCCGCACAGAAAGGATTCACGCACATGGATCTCATAGCGTTCGACGGTGGTCCGGTCAGCATGTATCGTGAGGAACGTGTGATCACGCACCCCACCGTGGACAGATACCTGGCCAACTTCAAAAAAATACTAGAATACTATCCCAAGATACGAATAAATATCAGCGTGGACAACCGCGAGGCCCACTGACATCAGATAATCTCTGGTTATTTGGTAGAGATATGATTCTACAAGCAAAGAACGTTCCTTGCTAGTACGGACAATCGCGAGACCCGGAACACAAAAACACAATTCGTAGCGTTGAACAAAAACAATAACAACTAACAGGAGAAAGCAAATGGCTTTATCAAACGCAGGAACATCAGTATCGAATTCATTCGTTACTATGTTTTCAGATGATGTAAAACAAGCATACCAACAATCATCATCTAACTTGGTTGGTGCCGTTAGGGTTGTGAGAAACGTTGTAGGTTCAACTTACAAGTTCCACAAACTATCTAAAGGTGGATCAATCAAAAACAAAAACAGATACGAAGATATCACAGCAATGTCTGATACTTCAAAATCTAACAGTGGAACATACGTGGGTGGAACAGCACAGAACTCAATCGTGACTACTACACTTAACAACTTCCACTCTGGTGAGTACGTGGATGACATGGATCAATTCAAGACTAATATTGATTTAAGATCTACTTTCGCATCAGCAATCGCTTCTGCCCTAGGCAGAGCAGTTGACCAAGAGATCATCGACGCTCTTGACGCAGGTAGTCCAACTACAACTGTGTCAGCAGGTTCAGGATTGACTAAAGAGAAATTTTTAGAGATCCACGAAGCGATGAACGCTCTTGACGTACCAACTGAAGGTAGAGCAGTGATCATCTCTCCACAAGCGTTAACTGACCTATTAACGGACAGCAACCTTGTGACAGCGGCTGACGGCCTTGTGTCAAACACGGCTCTAGCATCTGGATACATTCCAAATGTGTTCGGTTTCAACGTGATCATGTCAACTCTTTTAACTAAAAATTCAGTTCAAAGAGATTGTTACGCGATACACAGAGACAGTGTAGGTTTAGCACTTGCGGCTGACATCAACACTAGGATCGATTACGTTCCCGCTAAAGCATCGCACCTAATTTTAGGTACTATGTCAGGTGGTTCAACTGTGATCGACGCAGATGGTGTTGTAAAAGTGGAGGTTACAGAGTAATATCTGTTACCCCTCACAGGCACACACACGACAGGCCCTTCGGGGCCTGTCTTCTTTTATATCCACTAAATAACATTAAAGGATCCAACACAAATGGCTGAAACGCAAGTATCAATATCAAATCAATCACTGACCAAATGTGGTGCTGGCACCATATCAAGTTTCACGGATGGCACCAACGAGGCCAACGTCTGTTCAATCATGTACCAAACAGTCAAGAAAGGACTGTTGTACTACACGTTCTGGAACTTCGGCATGGAGAAACAGGCACTGAACAGATTGAATGAAACACCAACTGACAAGAAATTCCTATACGCACACAGCCTACCAGGCAACATCATCAGGATCAAGGGTTTCTTTGACACGGAGGGACTGTACCAGGAAGACTACAGCGTGGAGGGACAGAAAGTGTTCTCCAACCAACAGACCCTTTTCATAGAATACGTACAGAACATGGACGAGGACAACATGCCCCCGTTCTTCATAGAGGCACTGGTTGCCAAACTGGCACTGGAGATCAACGAGGCCATCACGGGCATAGGATCACTGACCACTAGGCTGGCCAATGACTACGAATCAAAACTGCGAGCGGCCAGGATAGCGGACGGTCAGGAGAACCCACCAACCAACATCATACCAGTGGGTAGATACGTTGAAGCACATCTAGGTAATGCTAGTGTCACCACAGGAAGATTGAGACACAGCAGGACTTAATGGATGACGATAAGACGTGTAACGCAGACAAACTTCACACAGGGACAGGTAGGACCATACCTATTCGGTAGGGGTGACACACCAATCTACGGGGCAGGGCTAGAGACCTGCGAGAACTGGCTGATACTGCCGCAGGGTGGATTACAGAAACGCAAGGGTTTCCAGTTCATTTCAGCGGATCCAGACAACACCAACACACCAGATGGTAGCACACCACTGACCACCACGGGCTTCCACGCACAGTCAAGACTGATACCTTTCAAGTTCTCTGACGGACAGGAGTACGTGCTGATATTTGAACCAGCGGATTCTGGACTGGGCACCACTGCCAAGATACACATCTACTACAACGACAGCAGGATCAAGGTGCTGACCAACGGGGTGGACGGCAACGTTTTCCCGATCACCACCAGCAACATCTCACAGATCAGATACGCACAGGCCTTTGACTACATGATCCTGGTACACTCAGACATCAGGCCCATGGAACTGATCAGGGGTGCCACCAACACGGACTGGACCTGTACCTACATAGATTTTGATCACGTGCCACAGGCCAACTTCAACTTCGATGCCACGCTGACACCAGCGTCCACATCAGGCAACAACACAAACTTCACGCTGGCCGGAGGCACATATCGTTGGGTCAATTCCTCTTATCCAAACGGACACGTGGGAATGAGACTGTTGGTCAACGGGGGCATGGCCGAAATAAAAAGCATTTCGTCAGACACAGTGGCAGTGTGCGAAGTGATCTACGATCTAGTGGACACGGAGACCGCGCAGGGACACGAATGGGAGATAGATGCTTTCTCAAACCTTTCAACATCATTGGGTGGGGGCTGGCCTAGGTCGGTCACGTTCCACCAGAACAGATTGATATTTGGTGGTAGCAGGGACAAACCACAGACCATATTTGGATCACAGTCAGCGGACTTTTTCAACTTCGACAACTACACCAGGGTCGTGGATGGATCAGGCAACGTCACTGGAGAGATCACGGATGACGCGGGCATCCAGTTCACCATAGCGTCAGACCAACTCAACATAATCAGGCACTTGGTGTCACAACAATCACTGTTCGTTTACACATCGGATGGAGAGTTTGACATGTCAGGAGAGCCTGTTACACCTTCCAACGTGCTTGTGAGACAACAGACCAGGTACGGTGTGGATGGCAACATCATGACACCCGTGGTGGTTGACAACGAGGTGCTGTTCGTGGCCAAGGGTGGCAAGCAGTTACGTGCTTTCGTTTACAACTTCAACACTGACGCGTACTCGGCCAAGAACTACTCACTGGTACACCATGACATCATACAGGATGCCACCAAACTGGCCTACCTGACCAACTACAACAACACCAACACCAACTACGTTTTCGTCGTCAACGGTGACGGGGACCTGTGTGTGCTGGGTGTCAACACAGAATTCTCGGTCGTGGGATGGATGAAATGGAACACAAATGGTAATTTCAAGGACCTGTGCGTAGTGGATGACAACCTGTACGCACTCACACAGAGATACGACAACGACGGATCAACACTGAACACTGGAGTTTTCCTAGAAAAACTGACCACGGAAGAGATATACCTAGACAGTTTCCACAGCACGACTGCCACAGGATCAAGTTTCACGGGGGCACAGGGACTGGAAGGACAGACGGTGAACGTGGTAGCGGACGGACTGATACACCCAGACGTCACTGTTGATGCGGCCGGTAATTTCACTTTGTCACGTACCAGCAGTAGCACACAGGTGGGATTCAACTACACAGCCACTGGCAAGACACTGCCACTGGTACTGAACATAGGTGGCACAACCAGTCTAGGAGAGAAAGTCAGGAAGGTTTTCGCGGAGATACAACTTTACGACACAAAAGCATTCAAGGTGGACAGCATCACCGTCCCTTTCAGGAACTTTGGTAGCACACTGCTCAACCAGAGCATCACAGGTTACACGGGACAGAAACGCATTAGGTTAAGCGGATACACGACAACACCACAGGTCACTTTCACGAATGACGCACCACTGCCGTCAACCCTTTTAAGTATCACTAGTGAAATCAAATTATCAACAGGAAGACTACAAGAAGAAGGTTAGGCAACCAGTCAGACACGATCTAAACTTTGAACACTACGAATACGTTATCAACAACTGTAGGAAGGTGGATGAATACGAAATCATGCTGATGGGCTACACCAAACCAAGACTGATCCGCAAGTTCGATGACCTCGAGGGGGGTGTCACGGGCACTTACCATGGAACACCTTTCCTGGCCGCGGGCACACACGTGCTGGCCAAGGAGTGTTGGTACTGGTTCATAGGCACACCGCTGGCCAATGATTTCTTCGTCAGGATATCAAAGGAGGCAGAGAGATTGATACGCGACAGCATGGAAAAACACCCAGACAAACGACATCTAGTACAGGTCTGGTCCAAGCACACACAGAGTGTGGCATGGCTAAATATGTTAAAATTTAAAAGGATTTCCAGTTACTACCAAGGTAGCGAGGAGATTTTCATAGTAGAGAGGAAAAGAAATTAACCTTATGTGTGCTCCAAGGAATGATCTAGCAAAATTAGCCATAATCGGTGCCGCGGCATATGCCACTGGTGGTATATCACTGGGATCCACAGCGGCAACCACTGCCAGGGAAGCGGCCATCATAGCCAACTCTGGTGTAACCACCACATCAACACTTTCAGGATTATTGAATGCCGCACGTGTGGCACTGCCTGTTATCAGCACCGCAGGTAACATCTATCAAGGATACATGAAATCAAGCATCTTGGCACAACAAGCCAATTTCCTAGATTTTGAAGTTGAAATGGAGAGGGAGTCTAGTGCCTTGAGAGAGGCCAAACGTAATAGGGCACTGGCCATAGCGATAGGTCAACAGAATGCCAAATTTGGATTGACCGGTGTGACGTTGGAGGGATCACCAGGTGATGTACTCGCACAGACGAGATCAGCATTCGCGGAAGATCAATACATCGACGATTTCAACACCAGCCAAAGCATCTACAGTAAACAGACACAGTCAGCGATAACAAAGAAAGAATCGGAGTATGCCAAAGTTGGTGGTTACATCAATGCGGCAAGCAGTCTTGGCACACGGGGTTTCAAAGATCTTGGTACCAAGGACATAGAAAACGTGTTGACCACTACACGTAAAGTTTCACGTAACATATTAGACACAGTAACAGGAGCGAAAACCTAATGTCAAGGATACCACAAACACCACCATCTAACCCGGTCGTACCACAAAACAACAGACGTAGGGTAGACGTGCCCACTTACAGTGGTGGTCAACTGACACCGAGGGAAAACCTCACGATGCCCAACTACAACACACAGGCACTGGGCATGGTCGAACAACTGACCAACACCGTCACAGACATAGACAGGACCATAGCAACCGACATAGCCAAGACCAAGGGTGAGAAAGCACAGAGCATCAGCAAGGAATACGTTGGTAATCGTTTCAATTTCTCCCTAACGGGACAAGCATACAAACAGGGTGTGGATGCCAAATTCGTGTCACAGAAAGAAACTGAACTTGAAAATGAGTTGTTGAAACTACGTTCAGATTTCTTGGAGACCACTGACACCGCTGGATACACCAAGGCCGCTGAAAATTACAAAAATAAATTCATGAGTGCGATACCAGAGCAGTTCTTTGGTGATTTCAACACGTACTTTGACAAAAAGAACACACTCAACATCACGCAATTAGAGATCAAGAAACGTGAAAAGGAAATGATCGATGGCAGTTTCCAACTCACGGAACAGAACAAAACCATAGCAGACAGGATAGCACAGAACATCAGATACCAGGGCATATCGACCAGTGAGACCTTGATCGATGATTTTGCCATATTGAACAGGAACAACAAGGCACAAAAGGACATTTTTGGTCTCTCTTTGGAGGACAGGACCAAACTACGTAGTGAGCAGAAACGTATCATATCAGAGGGTGCCGCGGCACACGTGTATGAGCAGATCAAAGACACACCTGGTGCCTACGACGCATGGATAGACCAGATAGCCAAGGGTGAATGGAACGTTGGTGATCTAGGTGACGAGGACATGTTCAGCAAGGTCATGCCGGGGGGTGTTAAACTAAACAGGCAAGAGAGGCAGTCAATAATAAGTTATGTGGAGAGTTTGAGGAAACAGGACAAGAGCAACCTGGCCAGATTGTCTGCCAAGCAAAAGAACACGGCACAGGCTAACAACACGCAACTGCTGGCAACTGGTTGGGACAACTTCCGTAGGTCAGACGGTTCCATAGACAAGACCAGGGCACTGTTTGATTACGACAGTTTTGTGGCAAATGGTGGGGATCCAGACGTGGCACAGGATCTACAGGACGAGAATGACGTGGCCATATTTGCCGCGGAAGAATCAGAGATAGCCAAGAGTGGCAGTACCACCAGCATACAATCGCAGATAACCAAATTGAGATCAGAGATACAGGTAGTCAACGACCTAGAACTCACAGACCACGACAAGAACATCTACATCAAACAGCGTACCAAGGCCATAGAAATGATACAGGCCATACAGGACACCAGGAGCGAGGTGTTGAAAAACGGTGGTGCGGTTGATTACATGATCACACAGAATAAGATAACCACCACAGGGCTAGACACCTACGAAGGACAGGTGAATGCTATGACACAGGCCGCTACACTGACCAACCAGAGCGTGTACCAGATAGGTCCCAGCGAGACACAATCAGTGATAGAATATGACAAATTAGGTTCAGCCATAGACAACAAGGACTACAACAGTTTCATACGTTTCAACAATGACATGATCAACAGACAGAGATCGTTGGTTGGTTCCATGATATCAGTGGCACACAGGAAGGGCAACGCGGACACGTTCAAGTACGTGGACAGGAGATTGTCGGAACGTGCCAGACGTAATCCAACACACAGTAACACGAAATTATTGTTCAATGTGCGTGCCAACTACGAGGAATCATTCCAAAACGGTTACACCAAGGATTCCGCAGACACCGAAAACAAACAAGCATTCTTTAAGAGCATACAAGATGGATTGTATGAGTTTGACAACGATTTCGGCACAGCGGTCAAGGCAGAATATGACATGATGTATGACTACTACAGGACCAAAGGCAACTCTGCCAGTGAAGCCGCAAAGAAATCAAAAGACTTTGTGATGAACGGCTTGGTGGAGATCGAGACAGAATACAACACCCTGTACGTGAGTTACAACCAACTCATGGGTGAGTTTGAAGCATCGCAGGATGCCAGCGTCAATGAACAGCAACTACAGATGGCCAAGAAATCCTTGGCTGACCAGATCAACAGCACCTACAACAGACCAGAGGAACACAACCTCACGGTGCTTGGTAAGAGCATAGACGACTGGGTTGGTGGAGACAGGGACGGATACAAGGCCGTCATGATAGGTAACACCATAAAATTAGTCACAAAGGAGAGTGGATCTTTGACCAAGTTCACGGTACTGACCAAGAGGCCCAGTGCCTACAACACCATGTTCTACACTGATTTGAGCGTGCCAGTGAGACCAGAGAGCGAAATGGCCACTGCCTACGAGGATGAAAGCACGACATGGGAATACGACCACACCGTAGACATAGGAAAATTCAAGGAACCAAAGACCGTCAAAAGATTACAGTATGACGTTGACGCGTTGGATGAGACCAACCTAACGCAAGTGGAGGGCAGTGTCAATGCCACGTTAGATGACAAGGCAGTTGAATTCTGGAAGTTCCTAGAAAAGAACGGAATACTGAAACAGAATATCGAGGATGGGGTTGACTACGCTCTGGAGGAG